TTTAAAACCAATACTACTGAGCGCATGCGTGTTTCGTCTACTGGTAAAGTTTCGATTGGTACAGCATCCACACCACTAACTTTGTTAGTTAATGGTACTGATGCGTTGGGTATTCCAGTGGGCACTGTATTACAACAGCCTACTGGTGCAGACGGATACATTCGGTATAATTCAGACTACAAGCAGTATCAAGGCTACTCAAACGGCCAGTGGACACAAATTGGTGGCGGTGCAACGGGTGGTGGTGGCGATCAGGTGTTTGTTGAGAACGGTGTTGAAGTCACTACAAGCTACACATTGACTACTAACAAAAACGCCATGAGCGTGGGTCCCATTACCATCGACGCTGGCGCAACAGTAACTATTCCTAGCGGTCAACGCTGGGTTGTTTTATAAGGATAAACAATGAGTTCAATTTCAATTGCTGGGGATTCGTCAGGGTCAATCAGTCTAACTGTACCCTCAGTAGCAGGAACAAACACAGCGACTTTACCTGCCGCTACTGGCACAGTAATGGTTAGCGGTAATATGCCAGCGTTTAGTGCTTATGCTAATGCAAATCAAAATTTAACTGCATCAACTTATACAAAAGTAATATTAAATAATAAGTTATTTGATACAGCTTCTTATTTTGATAGCACGACTAATTATCGTTTTACTCCATTAGTAGCTGGTTATTATCAAATAACTGGTCTTGTAGCGTTTAATTCAACTGGTGCAAACCCTACAAGTTGTTTTACTCAAATATATAAAAATGGTTCAGTTGTAAAATCTAGTTCTGGTGGAAATGCAAATGGAGTGCTTGAACAAATTGTTGCTGGATTAATTTATATGAATGGTTCAACTGATTATATTGAATTATATGTTTGGGCTACTGGTGGAAGTGGAACTTTGTATGTTCAAGGAAGTTTAGGTCAATATGCCGTTTATTTTGATGGCGTTCTTGTGAGGTCTGCATAATGTACGAAAAAATTATGGTTTTATATCCTAGCCTTACACAACAAGACTTTTTGACTGTAATCACACTACAAAACGATTCAAACAATAAGGGTGACTATATTAAAAACTGGTCACACCCTGATTTCCCTATGCCTACACAGGAGCAACTTGATGCCGTTAAGTAAAGAAATGCTTAATGAGTTGTTTGAGTATCGTGATGGAGAAATCTATTACAAGGTAAGCCGTAGCCGTAACAAGGCTGGTTCAAAGGCTGGTACTTACAGAAATCATGACAACGCTTACCAAGTGATTATTAACGGCAAGCACTATCTTACTCATCGCATTGTATTTATGATGCACCACGGCTATTTACCGCAGTTTGTAGACCACATTGACCGCAATCGTTCCAATAACAAAATTGAAAATTTGCGTGAAGCTACTCATTCACAAAATGCTCATAACTCTGCAATCCGCAAAGATAGTAAAACTGGCATTAAAAATGTATCTTGGAACAAAGTTGATAAGTCTTGGAAGGTTAGAATACAAGCTAACAACACAAGAATTACCATTGGACAATTTAAAGATTTTGAACTTGCGGAGTTGGTAGCTATGGAAGCTAGACACAAATATCATGGCGAATATGCCAACAACGGACTAGGAGTTAAATAATGGCCTTTGGGACAGTTCAAGCCGATGTAATCGGTACAAGCGTAGCAGGAAGTAACCTCGGAGCAGGTAACGCTTCTATTATGAAAAACCGCATTATCAATGGTGCGATGGTTATTGACCAAAGAAATGCTGGTGCTAGTTCAACTCCTGTTAATGGTGCATATTCTGTTGATAGATGGCAATTTCTTTTTTCACAAGCATCTAAACTTTCTTTTCAACAAAATGCTGGGTCAGTTACACCGCCTGTAGGCTTTACAAACTATTTAGGAATTACTTCTTTATCAGCTTATTCGGTCGTTTCTTCTGATTATTTTGGTATTGTTCAACCTATTGAAGGATACAACATTGCTGATTTAGGATGGGGTACTGCAAATGCTAAAACTGTAACTTTATCTTTTCAAGTATATTCAAGCCTAACTGGTACTTTTGGTGGTGCTTTACAAAATAATGGAAGAAGTCAATGTTACCCATTTAGTTATTCCATTCCTACGGCTAATACTTGGACAACAATAAATATAACTGTTGCTGGCCCAACTTCAGGAACTTGGCTTGCAACAAATAGTGTTGGTATGTTTGTAACTTTTGGTCTTGGAGTAGGTTCAACTTATAGCGGAACTGCTGGTTCATGGACATCAAGTAATATTTGGTCAACAACAGGAGCAGTATCCGTAGTAGGAACAAGCGGAGCAACCTTCTACATTACTGGTGTTCAACTAGAAGTAGGAAGTAGTGCTACTGGATTTGAATATAGACAGTATCAACAAGAGTTAGCTTTGTGTCAGCGATATTATTGGGCAGCCGCTTCAGGCGTAAATTCTGCTATTGCAATGGGTAGTTATGTTAATGGCACACAAATAAGAACAACTGTTAAATTTCCTGTTTCTATGAGAACTGCACCATCTTTGGCGGCAACTTCAGGTACAGATTATTATGGAATGTATATAAACGGAAACGACACCTTTAACAGTTTTACTATTTATTTTCCAAATACAGAAAGTGCTGCTATTTATAACGCTTCTGAATCTAGCGGAACTATTGGTCAAGCTGGAATGGTATTTACAAATAATGCTTCTGCATTTTTAGCGTTTACTGCGGAGTTATAAAAAATGTATAAATTACTATCAATGGATGGTCAAATATTTGGCGCATATAAAGAAGAAAATGGTGTGCGTGTTTCTTTTGTATTTAATCCTGACAACACAGACTACCAAGCCTACCTTGCATGGGTAGAGCAAGGCAATACACCATTACCAGCAGATGAGGTGACAGTATGACAACAATAATTAATGGCTCTAGCCCTTCAATTACCTTTAGTGATGCAACAACGCAAGCTACTGCTGTTCCTGCTCCATCTGCTATTGGTCAAGTGCCTTTTTCTACAGATGGTTCAACTTATACTCCAACTGCTAAAATATCAAGCGGTACTTCTGTAGCTTCTACTAGCGGTAATTCTATTACTTTTTCTAGTATTCCTAGTTGGGTCAAAAGAGTTACCGTAATGTTTAATGGTGTAAAAACAAGTGGTTCAAGTATTCCAATTATTCTTTTGCAAACATCTGGCGGAACAGTATCAACAGGTTATTTAAGTTATGGTTGGTCAAATAATGCTAGTTCATCAGATGGAAATACAACTGGATTTTATCTTGCTGGTATATGGGCAACTTCTAGTGCTTTAAATGGTATGTGTAGCCTAACCCTTTTAAACCCATCTACAAACCTTTGGGTAGAAAATTCTGTGGCAGGTGGTGGTACATCATCAGCAAATAAATCAATATCTATGGGAAATGTAACTTTATCTTCAGCTTTAACTGGAATTGTTATACAAGCCGCCAATGGTACAGATACATTTTCTGCTGGCTCAATCAACATTCTTTACGAGTAAATTATGGAAAAAATTGAAATTAATGTAGATGTCATTACTGGTGAAATAAATCAAACTTCACGCCCATTTACCGCAGAAGAATTGACCGCAAGTCAAGCTGTTGATGCCACACAACAAGCCGCAGAACAAGCACAAGCAACAGCTAAACAATCAGCACTAGCTAAACTAGCCGCATTAGGTTTAACTGCTGATGAAGTAAAAGCAATCATAGGCTGATATGGATTTCCAATCAATGATGAACTTTATCCTACCAACCACCTGCGCCGTACTGGGGTGGTTTTGTAGGGAGCTTTGGACTGCGGTTCAAGAACTCAAAATCGACCTTGCCAAACTGCGCGAAGAACTACCAACCCACTATGTCAGCAAAGAAGACTTTAACGACCGTTGGAATGAAGTACTCAAAGCTCTACATCGCATTGAAGACAAGCTAGACAAAAAGGTAGATAGATGAGAAAGCCAATGCATCGTTCCAAAACGATGTGGTTTTCTTTAGCCCTCGTTATCTTTGGTGCACTGTTTGACAATTTTTCACAGTTACAAAATATCATAGACGAAAAATACTACGGCATTATTTTAGTAGCCGTTGGGGTCATTGTGGCTATTTTGCGGTTCATTACCACCCAGCCTTTAGAAGACCATTAATGTTTCCTTTATCAATACTACAATATGTCAAAATTGGGCTATGTGCTGTGCTTTTATGCTTTTCTTGGTATCTTGGCTTTAGCTTTGAGGCTTCACGATTCGCTCAATATAAGGCAGACCAGATTGCCCAAACCCAAAAGCTCGAAAAAGACTACCAGCAAAAAGCTGACGAAATAGAGAAGGCTAAAAATGCTCAAATCCGTAATATTAATAATCAGCTTGTCGATGCTATTAGCGAGTTGCGTAAACGTCCCAGTCGTACCACAGAAACCAACAATGGACAAAATTGCAACGGAGCCCGCCTTTATGCCGAGGATGCAGAATTTCTTGTTAGGGAAGCTACCAGAGCAGACGAAATAAGAATTTCCTTGGAGGCATGTTATAAACAATATGATTCATTAAAATGAACAAAGAAAAACTATCAGCATACGTAACCTTAATGGCCATGGTGTCCCTTACAATTATTTTGTTATCCATGGTGGGCGTTTTACTTGCCGGTTTATTTGATCCACAAGTAGATAACGCCAAGATTTTTGAAACTATTACGCCAGCGTTCCAAACCGTGGTCGGAGCGTTCGTAGGTCTCGTGGCGGGTATTAAAATAGGCTCAAACGAAGAATAACCCCCAATTTGCGGTAACATTGCAAAGTAAGGAGTAAAAATGAAAAGACTCATAGCAGTACTGCTGTGGTCGTTGGGTGTATTTGCAGTTATCCACTTTACCGACCGTTATACCCAAATTGAAGAAAACATCATGGCAATTGCAAAATCCACTCTTTCCTTCATCACCAAAGAAGAAGGCTCCCGCAACAAGGCATATAAGGATTCCAAGGGTCTTTGGACAATTGGCGTAGGGCACCTTATCAAACCCGATGAGCAGCACCTTATCACAGCAACACTAACAGACGAGCAAGTAGAAGAGCTCCTTAGAAGCGATTTAAAGTGGTGTAGCGAGGCGGTAGAGAACTCGGTGAAGGTACCCCTTACCCAGCCTCAATTCGACGCCTTATACAGCCTGTGCTTTAATATTGGCGAGACTGCTTTTAGAAAGTCTACCGTAGTTCGTAAATTAAATGAAAATGACCTCAAGGGAGCGGCAGATGCCATTCTCATGTGGAACAAACCAGCGGTGCTTCAGAAACGCAGAGAGCGTGAAAGAGCACTATTTTTAGGGGCGTAAAGGCCCTATTTAGCGTATTAGTAGATATAAGGGCTGATCACCCGTTTAACCATTAAACTCGAGGAAATACCATGGAAGGCTTTAAGTCAAACCCCAAGATGCAATGCTTTAAAGAAGGCGGATCTGTTAAGTATGAATCCCGCAAAGAGCATAAAGAAGAAGTGTCTGCTGACGTTGCTCAGGACAAAAAGATTATCAAAAAAGCCTTTAAGATCCATGATGCACAAGAGCACAAAGGTGAACACACCGATCTGTCTAAATTGAAAAAAGGCGGTCGCGCTAAGAAAGACTGTGGCACCGTGCGTAAATACAAAGCTGGTGGTCAGGTAACTAATGTGTATGAAGCCAAAAAATCAGCTGGCGACAAAGACAACATCAAAAAAGTAAAATCCATTGTGCCAGCTAAACTGTGTGGTGGCAAGTCTGTTCGTAAAATGCAAACTGGCGGCAGCCTACCTGCTCCGTCTCCAATGGCGCAACAAGGCGCAATCTCTAATGTAGAGCGCGCTGCTATGCAAAACGCACTTCCTGGCGGAATTGGTCAAGGATCAATTAACGACATGGAACGTCGTCGCATGATGGACCGTGCTAAAAACGCAATGAAGTACCTTGGACCAGCACAACAATCTGAGTTTGTAAACCAAGGCGGCATGAATCCTGGCGGCGTATCACAAGGTGCTCCTGCAGGTTCTACTATCCCAGCTGGCCAGAAAAAAGGCGGCAAGGTTAAAAAGGCTTGCAAATAATGCCGATCAAATCTAAAGCTCAACAAGGCGCTATGTATGCCGCAGCTGCTGGCAAGTCAACCCTTGGCATTCCTAAAAAGGTAGGCAAAGAGTTTGTCAAAGCTGGCCCTGCATCAAACAAATTACCAAACAAAGTACCTAAGCGCGCAGCGGGTCGAGGACGTTAATTATGGCCTACTCAGGCACCACTGGTCAGACAAAGATTAATGTCGACCAACTTATTTCGTATGCGTATCGTGATGCCGGTAAAGTGGCAGAAGAAATTACGCCTGAATATATTGATGCCGGCAAACAAGCGCTTTTTTACAATCTACAAAATTTATCCAACCTTGGTGTTAATTTGTGGTTATTGGAGAACCAGCTTTATGGCGCATTAAATGCACAACAGCAATTAGTTCTACCAAAAACGACCATTGATGTTCGTGAAGCCAACTGGGTTTATGTTATCAATAGCCAAGCCTCTGAGTATTTACCACTTGATAATGATTATGCTCCAGCGGCATTTGATTTAAACCTTCAAACACACGCAACATCAACTGTTTCAAAAAACTATTTGGGATTACAGTATTCTCCAGCGTTACCTGTGTATTATGTTGGCTGGAATGCATATGCACCATTAGGCTCCGTAACATATAACTTTGTTTACGAAGTTAGTAACGATGGCATTACTTGGGAAGTAGTTAAAATATTCCCAGAAATTACCATGGTTGACAAACAATGGCAGTATTACAATATCCCCATTACGCCACCATATCAATACTATCGTCTAAGAGAGACGGTAGCACCCACATTCTCTGTTCGCCAGATTGTATTCTCAACTAGCCAACAAGTAATTCCATTAGCTCGCTTAAACCGTGACGATTATTGGAATCTTCCCAATAAACAATTCCCTAGTCAACGCTCGTTACAATATTGGTTTGACCGCACCATTGAGCCATCAATGTATCTATGGCCAGTGCCAAACAACGATTTTCAAATGTTTCAACTACTTGTTGAAAAACAGATGGAAGACGTGGGATCATTGACAAACGAAATTTATATTCCAGATCGCTGGATTACTTCTGTTCAAGCCTCTTTATCCCACAAGCTTTCTTTACAATTACCCGGCATTGATCTAAATCGCGTTCAGTATTTGGAACAGCAAGCAGACAAATTGTTTATGCAAGCCTCTAACGAAGAGCGCGATAAGTCACCAATATACTTCCAACCTAACATCAGTTATTATACAAGATGACCAACGCATACGTTCAAACTTACGATAATTTGGTAGCGGATGTTATTTCCTATATGGAAAGAAACGATGCTGGGTTTATTGCACAAATTCCTAGCTTAATTGGCTTGGCAGAAT